GGCGGATGGCGATGTAGATGTAGGTCTGCCCTGTGGTCATGACAAAGTTTGTAAAACCCGTAGACGTTGGCTGGACGCTAAAACCTGTTGTTTCAGCGTCAGATAGATTTGGCCTTAAAACCGCTGAAGAAGACACAGTGGCAACCAAGCCACGCATATTGTCTACCACCCACCAATCCTGTGAGTTTGATGCGTTCTTAATCAAAATCCATTGCGGCTCATACCCCAAAGTTACTGTTGTGCCAGAGCTGCCAGCGCCGACAACAGACCCACACGAAATCACATTGTCGTTGCCAGTCAGGCCAAAGCCTCCTGCGTCATGGGCGAATAGGTAGGCTACGTATGTGTCGCCATTGTTGTTTACCCCCGTTGAGTTTCCAAGAGTAAAAACAGTTGATGTTGGCGCTGTCGAATTCCAAACATTAGGGTCTGCGGTCTGTGCGTTTGTTAAATTTAAGAAAATAACGTCTGTTGCGGGTGTTGTTAAACCCCTGTGGTACACACACCACTGCCCCGTGTTATTGGTCTTTTTAACAATCATGCACCCCGGAACAGAGCCAAGATTGTGCGCCACTGTCCGACCGGAAGTCCCATTCCCCGTGTAAGTCACAATGTCAAAGAACTTCGGCTGCTTGCGGAATGTCCATGAGACATTCGTGTCTCCAGCATTGTTGTTAATTTCAGGACCTGCATCCAAGTTAAAGCCTGACGCCGTAAAAGGTGTTGCGGCTATAGAGCCGTTTATACCCAATGCGTCTGTGCCGTCTGAGCGCAAGTACTTTCTGGTAGATCCGACATTTGCACTGTCAAAAAGTTCATGGTCGCCGTACCCGTAAGCGCTCCCAACATTTCGACCTTTGAGCCAGACCAAACCACCTTTATTCAGCAGATCAATGCCGTTGGTAATGGTTTGCGCAGAACTACTGCCTGTGTAGAGCCAAGTGCTGAATACGTCCTCGATGTACGTAAAGGGGCCGCCAAAAGGCCAGCCCGTACCGGCGGTGGCTTGCATCTGCTGCTCTAACGTCCAAATACCGGGGGCGGCACTGGATGACGTTGTGGGAGGTGTGGCGGAAAGTACCCCACCTTTGTAGCGGTTGCTCATGCGGTGCCCCTTATGAGGAGATTTCTTCGTAGCTGATTGTAAAAGTCAACGCGTTGGCTGTGCCTGATGTAATGGCAATTGAGGTGCCTTCCATCAAATAAATGGCTGTGGTTTTGTCCACTGCAATCAAAGAAGCGTAAGACGGCACTGAGATAGTGTTGACCACTGGGTATGCTGTACCACCGGATGGGGCGGAACCTTGAGCGACTGCGCCGTTGCTGTACACGGAGACTGTTGCATTAGCCGCCGTACCTGTACCATTAGACGCCACAATCTGGTTGATCTTAAACACCTTACCGCTTGACGCAGCATTGGGCAGAAGTACCACAGCAGTTGTGCCTGTTGGCGCAAAGTATGTCGTAATGCCATAAATGGCGGTAACGTTGACGATATTAGGGTTGGCCATGATGACTCCTTCAGATGGCGAATATTAAATCAAAAGCGATGGATTTACCAGCGGAGATTCCACTGGCGGCTGGGGTTGTTGACTGCCATGTTGTTCCGTTTGAGGTCAAAACATTACCGGCAGTGCTGGGGGCGACAACCTGAACCGCTGAAGTTCCGTTGCCAAGAAGAACATTGTTTGCTGTAAGGCTTGTTGCGCCTGTACCGCCGTTGGCAACGGCTAAGGTACCTGCAACTGTAACAGCACCCGTGCTGGATGTGCTTGGGGTCAGGCCCGTAGATCCAAAAGTAATGGAAGTTACGCCGTCTGCAACACTGGAAGAAATCTTTACAAAGTCAGAACCATTCCATGCGGCCAAACACTTCTCACCGGCAACAATAGTCACCCCAGTCGTGGGGCCTGCACCGCGCAGCACTATTGAGCCTGTGCCATCATTAACAACAATGTAGGATTTACTTGAAGCTGGGGCTGTGATATTGCGAACAGTAGCGCCATTGCTGGCTGTCCATCTAATGATTGCGTACTGCGCTGAATTGGCAGTAATGTTGGTTGCAGTTTGGTCGCCATTTGTGATGGTCAGCGTTTCATCTTGGTTGGTAGAAAACGTTGTTGTGCCCGCAACTGCAATGTCCAGATAATCCGTAATGGCGTAATTAACAAGATTACCCCACTGCCCGTCAAAGGTACCTTGTTCTGGCAGCGCAAGGCCCAAATAGGTAGATGCCATGATTTTTCCTTACAAACCGTTGATGATGGACATCGCTTGCACGAAGCCCTTAGTTGCGTAACTTGGTGTCACCCATGACGGTGCGCTTGCGCCGTTAGACTGCAGTAGTTGACCGCTAGTGCCTGCGGCTACAAAACCAGTCGTGTTAGCCGCGCTCTGATAAGGAACGCCTCCGGCTGTACCACCAGTCAAATGAGCAATTGAGCCAAGCAGGGTGTCCCCTGTCTGAAGCTCTTGGATGGTTGTTCCGTTTAGAACAAGAGAATATCTGGTGGCCATGTCTTACCTCAATAAACTGGAACGCTGATGGTGGAGCCTGCGTTGTTCAGCACAGACAAATACCCGTTGGAAATCGTCACGTTTGTAGTGCTTCCGGCATTGGTCAATACAGGCAAATATGTGGAAACCCCCGCCCATGTAGGCGCAACGCCCGTCCCGTTGCTTTTTAAAAACTGCCCTGACGTACCCGCATTGTTTGTAGCGTTGACACTATAGCCTGCAGGGTATGTAACAAACACATCTTTTGTACCTGCTGAGAACGATACCAACGAGCCTGAATTGGACGAAGCCAGCACCGTGTCACGGGATAAAGTAGTACCAGATGACGTGTATGTGCCCACGCCCACTTCCCATTCATTGCCCGTTTGACTGGCAATCGTGTAGTACGTTGTGTTGGTGTTACCAATGGCAGAGAAGGATTGAAAGCCTGTAGACGCGCCAAGGAGCGTGACTGTCCCCGTACCGGTTGTGGTAGTGGTTTCCTTTACCCTGTCTTTGAGTACAAGCGCCATACTTTATCCTTATACAAGCGTTGAGACATCTTGCCAGTTGGGGTCATCGTTATTATCAATCGCCCCCCAACCCGGTGTCTGTGAAGTTCCAACAGCCTGCCACCCTGATGTTTGTGAATTATCGACGTTCTGCCAGTTTGCAGACTGCGTGTCAACTATATTTTGCCAGTTTGCGGCCTCGCTGTCATCAATTAACGACCAATAAAATACAGCAAAGTCGCCGACCGCGCCCATTGCTTGGTTGCCAGTGATCTGAACCAAGCGCTGACCAAGGACTGTTCCGACCTGACCAGTGGCAGAAACACCTGACAAACTGACCACTTTGTTGAACTCAACGTTACCAACTTCGCCCGTAGCAGCAACACCCGAAATGGCCACTGTTACATCAATACCAACCGTTCCAACCTGACCTGTACCGACAACGCCGTCTTCTTGCTCTGAAGAACTAGCCAAAACTGTACCAACTGCACCGGTAGCCGATACACCAGAAAGTTCTGCGGCTTTGCCTGCCGCAACCGTACCAACAGCGCCTGTGGCTGTTACACCAGACAAGGCCACCGTAGTAACTAAAGAAACTGTGCCAACAGCGCCTGTGGCTGTTACGCCTGTCAGGGCTACAGAACGCTCAGCAACCGAGACTGTTCCTACTGCACCCGTGGCTTGAACGCCAGTCAAACCAACTGTGCGAGAGCTACTAACTGTGCCAACAGCACCCGTACCAACAACACCGTCTTCTTGTACTGAAGCGCTATCCAACACAGAACCAACAGCGCCTGTGGCAGACACACCTGTCAGGGCAACTGTACGAGCTCCAACCGCCACGCTGCCTACTGCGCCTGCGGCCTGAACACCTGTCAAAGCAACCGATGTAACGCCCGCCACGGAACCAACCGCACCTGTAGCTGACACGCCAACCAGAGCAACAGAGCGAGAGCTACCAACGGTTCCAACTTGACCGGTACCAACGACACCATCTTCACCTGCGGAAGTAGAGTCTGAAACACTGCCAACAGCACCTGTGGCTTGAACGCCTGTAAGGGCAAAAGAAAGACCGCCGTTAGAGACAGTACCGACAGCACCCGTGGCAGACACGCCAGTCAAGGCAACAGAGCGAGAGCTACCAACTGAGCCTACCTGACCGGTACCCACAACACCGTCTTCACCAGCAGAAGTTGAATCAGCAACCGAACCTACTGCGCCTGTAGCAAATACGCCTGTAAGAGCAATAGAACGCTCGGCAACTGAGACGGTGCCCACGGCTCCCGTGGCGGATACGCCAGTTAAAGCAACTGCACGAGAGCTACCAACGGATCCAACTTGGCCCGTACCAACAACACCATCCTCTTGTCTAGAGTTGCTCTCAGCGACATTACCAACTGCACCAGTAGCTGTAACGCCTGTCAAAGCAACGGTACGAGCACCGATGGCCACCGAGCCAACTTGCCCCGTAGCGGACACGCCCGTGAGAGCGATTGAATTGACTGGGCTAAGCGTACCTACTGCGCCTGTTGCGGACACGCCTGCGATGGCCTGTGAGTAACTTACAGAACCAACTTGACCGGTAGCTGAGACACCGTTCTCTGCAACAGAAATATTTACACCAACAGAACCCACCGCGCCTGCTGCGGACACGCCAGACAAAGCTACAGAGATTGCACCAACGCTTACTGTTCCAACTTGTCCAGTAGCAGATACTCCGGTGATAGCAACTGAACGGGAAGAACCTACTGATCCTACTGCGCCTGTGGCTACAACGCCGTTCTCTTGTACGGAAGAGCTATCAAGCAAGCTACCAACCGCACCCGTAGCCGACACGCCAGTCAGTGCAAATGTTCTAGCGCCAACAGCAACTGCGCCAACCTGACCCGTAGCGGATACGCCCGTGATAGCGCGTGTGTAAGAAACCGATCCAACTGCGCCCGTAGCAGCTACGCCGTTCTCGGCTACAAAGAACGCTACACCAACAGAGCCCACAGAGCCGGTAGCAGACACACCTGTGATGGCCAAAGAACGCGCGCCAACTGCGACAGATCCAACTTGGCCCGTGGCAGATACACCAGAAATAGCAACTGAGCGAGAGGAGCCTACAGTGCCTACGGCACCCGTAGCTACAACACCGTTCTCTTGTACGGAAGAGCTATCAGAGACAGAACCCACATTGCCTGTGGCAGACACGCCAGAAACAGCCACTGTCCTAGAAGAACCAACAGAGCCTACTTGACCCGTGGCAGACACACCTGACAGCGCCTGTGCATACGAAACAGAACCAACTGCACCCGTGGCGGAAACACCACTCAGAGCAACTGAAATTGTTTTACCCAGCGAACCAACCGCACCGGTAGCCGTTACGCCAGAGATTGCAACAGTACGTGCAAGGCTAACTGACCCAACTTGACCCGTAGCGGCTACGCCGTTTTCTGCAACTGTGCGAGAAGAACCAACCGTGCCTACGGCACCTGTGGCGACAACGCCGTTCTCTTGGGCAGTTGTGCTATCAGAGACAGAACCTACGTTACCTGTAGCAGATACACCACTAAGCGCCTTAGTGATTGACTTACCAACAGAGCCAACAGCGCCGGTAGCCGCTACACCCGACAAGGCTTGGCCATAAGTAACAGAACCAACAGCACCCGTTGCGGATACGCCGTTTTCTGCTACTGAAATTATTTTACCGAAAGAGCCTACGGCTCCTGTGGCAGATACGCCGCTTACTGCAACTGTAATGGCCTTACCAACAGACCCAACAGCGCCCGTAGCAGATACGCCTGTGATAGCCGCAGACTGCACAATCGAGGGGCTCATCGAGCCTACAGCGCCTGTAGCGGCTACACCGTTCTCAGCAACCGTTATGGACTTACCAAAAGATCCTACCGCGCCTGTAGCGGCGACACCAGAAAGCGCGGTAGTTCTAGTCTTACCAACAGACCCAACGTTGCCTGTAGCAGATACACCAGATAGACGCTGCCCTGCAAGAACAGACCCTACCGCACCAGTAGCAGATACCCCGTTCTCAGCAACAGAAATAGTCTTACCAACAGACCCAACGTTGCCAGTGGCGGCGACGCCAGAAAGGGCTTTAGTGACTGATTTGCCAACGGAGCCTACAGCGCCAGTAGCCGCTACACCGTTCTCTGCTACGGTTATGGTCTTGCCGACCGAACCTACCGCGCCTGTAGCTACAACACCGTTCTCTTGAGCAGACGTACTGTCCGAAACAGACCCTACGTTACCTGTGGCCGATACACCGGTAAGTGCAACCGTGCCACTCTTTGTAAAGCCAAGCGTACCTACTGCGCCAGTAGAAGCAACGCCATTCTCCGCAACAGAAATAGCTACGCCAACAGACCCAACTGAGCCTGTGGCTGAAACACCATTCTCTGCAACGGAAATAGTCTTGCCAACAGACCCAACTGAGCCTGTGGCTGAAACGCCGGTAAGCGCTTTGCTTCGCGCTCCAACCGCAACTGACCCTACAGCACCTGTGGCAGAAACACCGTTTTCAGCAACGGAAACAACTTCCGTGACTGAGCCTACCGACCCCGTGGAGGATACGCCGGTAAGCGCAACGACTACCGTCTGCCCCGCAAGCGAGGCGAACGGCGCTTCGGCAAATGCGGAGATGCCAAACATGGATTAGTCGGCGAGTTACCCCGCCGTTCCTAGTTAGGCAATACGGATCAGGCCAGTACTTGCGTCGTTGGTTGGCATTGTCAAAGTGAACGTACCAGCGGTCACAGTCTGTGAACCAAAGGTATGAACGCTAACTGCCTTGTTAGCTTGCGTGTTGTTGTAAATCAACACAGCATCAAATGCTGTAGACAAAGTCACGTTTGTGTACACTAAACTTGCAGAAGAAGTCCAGAACGCGGTTGTGCCACTTGTTGAAGGGGGAGTACCGTTGGTAACGGTAATACCGCCAGCAGTGTAGTTTGTACCGGTAACTTCACCAGTAGCAGTGTACGCTGTAGAAGAAGCATTCATTGTGGCGGATGCCAAGTACAGAGCAGCCTTGAATGTATCTGCTGTTGTTGCCCCACGAATTGGCGCTGTGCCAAAGTTGTGGGTTGCGACCAAGATTTCACCCTTGAACGACGTTGTCATTGCTTGTGTGTTTGCCATGATTTGGTTCCTTTCAACCGATTTCAGCGGCGATGCCGCTTGCTAAAACATTTTTCTTTATGTGCACATTTACTGAACGATGAACAAGTTCACCTTCGTGCCAATATTCAACCCAGCTTGTCACCTCGTGATCATTATCAATGGATCCTTCTTTTTTTTCAAGAAGAGTTATATCCATTTCGCCTTTGGTTGTGTTTACAAGTACCATTTTTGCTCCTTAGTTAGAACTGCGAATCAATGCTGCCGTGGCGGTGTTGGCCGGCATTGTGATTGTAAATGTGCCGGTGGAGGTTTTGTCAGAACCGAAGTCCAACACAGCAACAGATTTGTTGCCCTGCGTGACGTTGTAAATTAAAGCACATCTTGCAGTGATTGCGCCAGTCCAGCTAATGTTAGGGAAGCCCACATAGGCTGTGTACCCAGAAGTGCTGACGGTAATTGGCGTTAACTGTGCGCCGCCAGCAGAGTAAGTACCCGTATTGGCGACTTCATCGGTTGAGCTGTAAACGGTTGTATCTTCGTTCAAGTTAGCGTTAGCCGTGTACAAAGCAATCTTGATGACATCAGTCGTCAGGTCATGAATACCTTGGTACAACTGCGCTTTAAAGCTTGTGGTCTGGGTCTGGATAATCGACATGTCAAGTTACCTTCTGACGGAACTGACCAGAACGGTAAGCGTCTTGACGCTCCATACCATCGCCCAAACGTTTAGCCAACGCTAATGCTTCCATGAACTTCTGGTTATACAACTGCATCATGTCAGTCTCACCCTTCATGTAGGTGTAAGCCTCAACTAGAGACGCATACAGCAGTACAGAGTCAAAGTTATCACCAAGCCATGTACGGCCATCTGCGGCTACTGTGATTGATTCTGGGTAGTAGTAATAGTGCAACTCAACTGTGTAGTTGGCATCGGGCTTTGGGCCAAGAATAAATGTCAACTCGTCTGTGATGGTACTACCACTGACTGTGGGGCCAAACAGAGCGTAGTACCTTGGTAAGCCCGTATCAGTAGCTTTGGGGTACGCTTGGCGGATAAAGTTCACATCTTTGTTCAGCAAGTATTCATAGTTGCCGTCGGCATCAATAACAGCCAACGAATACGTAGCCAAATAATCGTCAGGCGCTGACAGGTATGTACTTGTAGTAGATACCACACCCGTCATGTTCTTACGAATCGAGGGGAACTGAACCGAGTTATAAATACGCTGCTCAGCTTGCTGAACGAACACAGGGATATTAGTCACGAAATCTGCTTCCGTGTTTTCTGTGTACGCTTGGATAGCGTTGCTGAGTGCGGTGTAATTCATGCCATCGGGCCTCGGGCCATAGTTCCCTTAGTCGCCGCGCCGTTGCCACGGGTGACAATACCGGATGTCTTAGTGGTTTCGTTGCCAGCAGCTTTGCTGATGTTGCCAATAGACATGTTAACGGTATCGGCTTTACTGCGGTTGGGGGGAATGCCGGGGTTTCCAGAAATGCCTACGGGCTTACCACTCATTGTGTGTGGCTTAGCGTATGCAGAAGCAGACAGATTGTTAATCTTGGCCATGTTATTTCCCCTGATTTTTAACTTTGGCCATACCGCGACCATACTGCATCATCATCTCATTGGTCTTACCGCCCTTGGCAAGCTTTGTTGGCGCTTTGCCGGGGTGCATGTTTTTCTCGTGCTTGCCGACAGCAGATTTAATCATCTTCATGTCTTGTGTCTTGTCTTTCATAACTAACTCCTAAGTAACTGTTACTGTAACTGTACCAACAAATG